ACTGCTGATGACCTGCGAGACGCGGCAGAAGATACGCTGAAGACTGCAGAGCTGCTGGACTCGGTGGCCGGAACATTGGTTGACATTTACGCCAGCCGGACGGGTTCTTCTCGGTCGCAGCTCCGGGAGTGGATGGAGGATGAGAAGTGGCTGACGGCAGCCGAGGCGAAGAAATTCGGATTCGCTGACACGGTGAGGGCGAATAAGAAACTGGCAGCGAATACGTTTGCACGGCCGGTCTGCTTTGCGATGGAACGCGACGAACTGGACCAGGTGGCCAAGCTGGCTCGTAGCGTCCAGATGCGTCTACAACGGTCGGCAGATCCGGTCAGTCGGGAGTCGCTGGAGCTATCGAAAGCTCGGTTGTTCTTGACAGAGCAGTCATAGTCTGCAATTCTAATAGCTGAGCCGTCCAGGTCGCCGCGATAGCAGGCAGCCGGACACGCAATGACAACAAAGCAATAGCAGCGTTGGTCAGAGTGAAGATTCTATCTTCATCGGGCAATGCTGCTTTTCGCATTCCCGGTGACACCATCAACCAGGGGAGCGAATTATGCCGCTGCAAGACAAAGTAGATCAGCGAGTGAAGCTGATCGCCGATGCTCGGGAGTTCCTGAGCGAATGTGAGAAGGACCACGAAGGTCTGACCGCTGACGAAACTGCTCGCTTCAATAAGATGCACGATGACGCGGACACGCTCAAGGCGGAGATCGATGATCTTGCGGCCGAAGAGAAGTCTGCCGCTGACCGTGTCGCTCGGCAGGAAAAGGCCGAACAGGATCTGGAAAGCCTGCGAGGTCAGCACGACTTCGACAAACTCAAGGCGAACCAGATCATCAAGCAGAACCTGCCGAACGCTCCGGGAATCAACCGGCTGCAGGCGGTTGATCACACTCTGCAGAACTGGGCACTCAATGGTCGAGCTGCCTGTGATGCTGACCCACAATTCCGGGACAACTTCAAGGCGTCCGGGTGCTCGTGGGACAGCGGGGCCGGTGGTCTTCATGTGCCGTTGCTGAATCAGGCACCGAAAAGTCTGGCCGATATCCGCAACGCTCAGTCAGTCGGGACAGCGACGGAAGGCGGGCATACCACGTTTCCGGGGTTCGTGTCATCGCTGGAAACTGCATTGTTGCAGTTCGGCGGGATGCGGCAGGCTGCCACGATTCTGAGGACCGCAACTGGTTCGTCTCTTGATTGGCCGACCGTCAACGACACCACGAATACTGGTGCCCTGCTGGCGGAAAACATTCAGGATTCAGAACTGGATGCTGTGTTCGGAAACTTGACGCTTGATGCGTACAAGTACACGTCAAAGCTGGTCCTCGTCTCTAAAGAGCTGATGCAGGATTCTGCATTCAACATGGGACAGGTCATCGGAACGATTCTGGGCGAACGTCTCGGGCGAATCCAGAATACGCATGCTACGACCGGTACAGGCTCAAGTCAGCCTAACGGTATCGTGACTGCGAGCACTGCCGGAGTGACTGCGGCATCTGCCACGGTCGTGACAATGGACGAGGTCATGAATCTAGAAGCGTCAGTTGACGCAGCCTATCGACCGGGTGCCATGTGGATGTTCAACGACACCACACGGAATGAAATCCGGCAGCTCAAGTCTGCGGACTCCATCTACCACTGGCAGCCCGGCGCACAAGCGGGGGATCCCGACATGCTTCTCGGCTATCCGTTCATCGTGAACAACGACATGGCAGATACCGCGACAGCAGAGAAGTCGATTCTGTTCGGCCAGTTGTCGAAGTACCTGATTCGCGAAGTGCTGGGCGTGACGCTGGTTCAATTGAACGAGCGGTATGCTGATTATCATCAGGTCGCATTCGTGGCAATCATGCGATTCGATGGCGACCTTCTGGATGCCGGAACTAATCCAGTTAAACATCTGGTGCAGGCGTAGGTGAACCAATCCAGCGGAGTCATGTGGCTCCGCTGGTTTTCATACTCTTCTGAGGAGCCAATATCGTGGCTGAAACAAACTGGAATCGTGACTACATGAAGGGCTACACGAATGTGACATCAGCAGCGGTAACGCTGACTGATGACGATTCGGGTACTGTCTATCGTGTGAATGTGGCTGATTGCGTATTCACTCTGCCGAGTTCCGAGGCTGGTCTGGTGTATCACTTTGTGATTGACACTGTGTCAGCAACGACCGGATGTTCTTTGAGCCCGGCTGCTGCTGACAATATCAACGGCGGCACCGACAATAAAGACCTGATCAACACTGCAGCGACTGACGTGAAGGGCGACAGCGTCACTGTAGTGGCTGACGGATCTGAGGGATGGCTGACTCTCGGGATGCACGGTATCTGGGCGGCCGAATCGTAATCGAAGGGGATGCGGTCCGGGCAGGCAATTGCTCGGACCGCGTTTCCGGTTTGATAGGGGTACGGCATGAAAATCAAGCTCGCACATTATTCACGGCTGTCCGGAGCCGAAGGCGATCCCGGTGAAGTCATTATTTGCCCTGACGAAATCGGCAAACGATTCATTGCCACGGCCGGGGCCAAACTCATCGAAGAAACTCCGGAACCACCGAAGGCTCCGACAAAGCAGTCCCGGAAGGCGAAGCAATCAGCGGAGGCTGACTGATGGAACTGGGCCATACCACGTTCAACGTCTCCGTTGAGCCAGCGAATGAGCCGCTCAGGTTGGAAGACCTGAAATGCCGCATGCGTGTCACAACGCACGACTTCAATACGGAGTTGCGGGAACTGATGACCGCAGCACGGCGGCAGGTCGAGCACGACACGCGGCGGAAGCTCGTGACGCAGACGGTGCAGATACTGATGGACGATTTCCCATCGACCGAGTATCTCGAAATGCGGATGCCACCGATCTCGGCAGTCACATCGATCGGCTACACAGACAGTGCGGGGGCCGCACAAACATTCTCATCGGCTAGCTACAATACAGATTTCACATCAACTCCGCCGCGAGTCAAGGTGATTGACGGGGTGTTCTGGCCGGCAACCGATGACATTCCGAACGCGGTGACGATCACAGTGACCGCCGGATACGGGGCACCGGCAGCAGTTCCGCCGGAGGCTAAGCTGGCGATTGTTGAATACTGCAAAATGCACTGGGGCAACTGCGACGGCGACTCAATAAAGTATCGGAACCTTGTTCAGACGCTGCAATGGACAGCGATTGGCAGGGCTGCGTGATGGCCTGCTGTACGAACTACGACAAGAAGCTGAAGGTTGAGACAATTACCGGAACGGCGGACGCTCACGGGTTCATTGACGACACACTGGACGCGAATTGGTCGACGCGATTAATGACGTTTGCCAGTTGCAAAAGCAAGGGCGGCCGGGAGTTTTGGAAGGTTGATCAGGTCAACGCGGATGTGAGCCATGTGTGGATCTGTCCGTGGACGACGGCACTGGCAGCAACAACTCCGGACAGCCGGCTGATATCAGAGGGCATCACGTATCAGGTGATGAGCGTGATCGACATCGACAACGCCCATCAGGAAGTTGAGATACAGACGCGGAGGGCTGTCTAGTGGCTGTTGCCAAAAGACTATTGAGCCCAAAGGGTCGAGCGTTCGGTTCAGGAGCTGTATCAGGGGGAATCAGTTCCGGCGGGGGTGGGCTGGCGGTTGAGTTGTTTGGTGACAAGGAAATTCTTGCAATCATGGAAAAAATGCGGACGACATCCGGACGGCGGACGATGTCGGCCGGGGCGTTTCGAGCGGCAAACGTATTATTGAAAGCTGCAAAGAAAGCCATTCCGTCAAATAACAAGGCAGCACGAAAAGCTCTGGGGCGCAGGCGGCTGAAGGTCAAGGAAGCTCCTGGAGGTGGTGCAAAAGTCGGAGGGCGAGTAGGTCCCGGCAGTAAAGCAAAATCCCGTGGGCCATCCAGTGGAGTCAAGGGGGTGGGTATCGGGGCTCAAAACATCCACTGGGCGTATGTAGGGACGGGTGCGTTCTCAGGAAGGAGTGAGCGTGAGACGGGTAAGAAGGGTGGTCCCGTCCGAAACACTGGGAGCAGTCGACCCTGGACTCCGCCGATGTATGTGCTGGCTCGACGGAACTCGGCATTCTTGAAAGCTGAATTCGGTGCCGGAGCACGCAAGCAACTTGAAAAAGAAGTGCGGAAAGGGAAAGCATTTTGAGGGCCGGACTTGTCTCACTATTGGCGGGCGAATCATCGGTCAGCACACTGGTGGGCAGCCGGATATATATCAGCAAGGCTCCGCAGAAAGCGGCATTGCCTCACATTGTTATCACACAAATATCATCGACTGAGTTCTTGCAAATCGATGGCACCGGGCCGCTGCGGTTCCTGGATTT